AGGCGAGTCGGGCTGATAGTCGGCCCGGCGGGCCTCAAGCAGCTCGAACCCGAGGAGATCCCATCCGCCGGCATGTACTCGCCAGAGCAGACGCGGGCACGACGCCGGCAGGAAGGGGTTGATGTCCGCCTCCCGCTGCTGGGTCCTGATCTGCGGGTGGTCCATGGGGACACCCTTAACGAAGACTTCCCCCTGCTGGGTGTGGAGACGGACGGCGATTGCGGAGTTCACGCCATCGTTGGCGTTCTGCGCTGACAGGACTGGACCGGTCGCCTCGAACACGGCTGAGCGGGCGGCAGCCGGCAACTGGGCCCAGGTAATGCGCGGCATGGACATCGGGTGGTTCTCCGGGGGCAGGGCGCGGCCAGGTGCCCCGATCCTATGTGCGGATCGGGGCACCCCGGGCACGGCGTGGCTAGTACGGGTTGTCGTCGCCTGCGGAGCAGTTGCACATGACGGTCTCGACAACGGTGTCCAGGTCACCGATGACCTGGATCTCCTCCTCGCCCAGGGGGCGCGGTGCGATCTCTACAAGGACAGCTGACATGGTGGTCTTACCTCCCTCCGTGCTGGCAGTAGGTGTTGAGCGGGGCCTTCGCCTCCTGGTAGAGCTTCGCGAGCGGCCGACATGTCCAGCAGGTGCCGGACAGCTGGCAGCCGGAGCATCCACCGGTGCGAAGCTGGAGGGAATCGGCGACGGCGCCGAGCTCGCGCAGTGCGCCAAGGCCGTCGGCGATCAGGTCGAACTGCGGGTCTCGGCCGACCTTGCAGATCGAGGCCATGCCGAACGGGTCGGCGTGGAAGAAGGTGTGGCCGGCGTTGCAGCCCTGGAAGGGGCGCCGCTGGCGCAGGAAGTCCGCGGCCTGGGTGGGAAGCGGGTTGGCGCTGCCGCCGATCGTGGGAGACATGTTCGTGTAGACGGTGTGGGGAAACCCATAGCCGTCGGCCATCGCCTTCATCGCGTCCAGCTCGTGGGCGTTGGCGTCGGCCACGATGATGTTCAGCTGTACCGGGAGTTGAGCCTCCCTGGCGGCGTCCAGGCCGCTGATGAACCGGCCGAACGCGCCCTTGCTGCGGGTGAAGCCGTTGTAGGTCTCGGCGGTCGCCCCGTAGACGCTCAGGGTGATCCGGTAGGGCCTGTGCTGGTCGAAGCACTCCAGGACGCGGGGCTTGGACAGTTGCGAGCCGTTGGAGGAGATGGCGACCATCATCCCCAGCTCGTTCGCGCGGGCGTAGACCTGCGGGAACCCGACGTCGATCAGGGGTTCTCCGCCGGTGATCTGCAGCCACAGCACCCCGGCGTCGCGCATCACCTCCAGCAGTCGCATCCGCTGAGGTACGGCCAGCCCCTCGAACTTCTTCAACCCGAGGTAGCAGTGATCGCAGTCGTAGTCGCAGCCCTTGTTGATCTCGTAAGACGCCCGTGCGTAGGCGTCCGGAACGATAGGGCGCACCAGCACAGTGGGGTTCAGGGGAAGGCGGGCCACGTCCAGGCTCCATGCGCTGCGCACCGCTTCCGAGAGCCAGTCGGGCACGTCGGCGGACCCGGATGCCTGCTGGAGCTGCTGGAAGAGCGCCGAGCCGATACGCAGGCCCTTTCCACTGCCAGGATGCACAATCAGATACTCGTCCAGGAAGGGGCTGGCGATGAGCTGGTGCATGGCACTCTCCTCGGGTCGATGGCGATGTTGCGGATGGACGGCACGAAGACTCGGATACGAACCAGGGCTGGCGCGGTCTGGGCGTCACCCCGGCGGCGCTGTCATCAGCCGTTGCAGCAGGTACAGCTCCTGTTCACGGACATAGGCATCAAGTTCCGCGCGGAGCATGGGCAAGTCCTGCAAGGGGGTGTCCGTGAGCGGAGTGGCCTCGGCTTGCCGGATTTCATCGCGTGACGCCATGCCGACCTCTGCAACCAGGGCCTCCAGGTCCCTCGGGGATATCCGGTACTTGGAGCAAATCCCCGCCAGGCTCACGTCAGCGCGATAGGCGGTGAGGATTTCTGATTCGAGTCCATCCCAGACCGGTATGCGGCGCGCTCTGCGCATCGTTTCTCCCCTCACCCTGCGGCCGGTTCGGAGTCCGCGCAAGTCGCCGGGACGACGTACGCGGCGTGGGTGTTGGGGCAGTCGGAGCTGTGTCCGGCCGTCGGTAGGAAGAGGACGGGACGGGCCGTCCAGGTCCACGTGGCCTGGGCCACGAAGAACTCGACCGTGACTGGCTGCCGGTTGCCCAAGCTCGCCAGCGCCTCCTGGTAGCCCTGGTCCACCCAGTGCCACAGCCCCTCGTCTGGAGCGGTGTCGTGCAGGACGGCACCCAGGGTGCGCAGGTGGATCCTCATGATGTTGACCGCCGCTCGCGGCGAAGAGCAGCGGACGCGGTGCAGATACGACAGGCCCGGGTCGAACGCGCTTCTGGCGCTGCACGTCAGCCAGAGGCCCGCGATGAGATGGAGGGAGCAGTCTGGGAAGGTGTCCACGATTGCCCGGCTGGGTTCTCGTGAGGTCATGCCGGCACCGCCTCTCGCCGCAAGGCAGCGGCGTTGGGGGCGGCGACGGTCGCACGTGCTTCCGTGTGGTCCATGCGGTTCGGGTGCCGTCGCACGAGAACGCGCAGCCGGTCATCACCGCTGAGCGCCTGAGTGAGGAAGACCTCAGCGAAGACCACCTTGCCGCTGGCTGTCGGATCCTTCTCGAAGCCCCAGCAGGCGGAGATGGCGGCGACGAAGCGTAAGCCGCCACCTCGTGGCTTCATCTGGGGCATCTGCCCTCCGGTGTCCGCCACTTCCAGACGGGCCGACTGGGCATCCTGGCGCCACTGCACCCGCATGGAACAGGCACCGGAGTGACGCAGGGCGTTGTCCGCCAACTCCGCTGCGATGAGGGCCAAGTCCGTGATCGCCCCGGGTGCCATCACCCCCCATGCGGCAACGGATGTCAGCAGCTGGTCGATCGCGTCGCCGATGCAGGCGCGAATCTCCCGGTCCGTGAGATTGCCCGGGTCGCTCACATGGACAAAGGGCAGCGGAACCCCGGACGGATCGTGGTTCATAGCGGCGGTCACCTTCAATGGCTGATCGGAGGGGTGTCGCTCAGGCGCTTGCAGGGAGCGCGAAGCGGGCGTAGACGGTCTTGCCGACGTGGGGACGTGGCTTCACCCCGAGTTCCTGGGCGTACTCCCGAGCCAGCAGCAGTCCCCGGCCGCCCTCGTCCTCAGGGGTGGCTGCCTTCTCCTGGGGTTGCACCGGGCTCGGGTCCGAGACCTCCAGCAGCACACTGTCTACGCTGACCGTCAGCTGGACCTGAACCACGTTGGTCCTGGGGCAGACCCGGATGCCGTTAGTGACCAGTTCGGAGGTGACCAGCACGAGAGCGTCAACGATGTCGTCTGGGATCCCCCACGCACCGAGCACACGGCGGACCTGCCCGCGGGCAAGGCGTACGGAGCCGTCATGGGGGGTGAACGCCATCCCCCATGTCCGCTCTGTTTGAGGTAGAGCAACTTGGTTCACGGTGTCGGCCTCTCGGGCCAGCCAGACGGGGGATCACGGGGGATCACCCCGCCTGGCCAGCGATCAGGGCGAGTCGGCACAGCCCCAGGGCCGTGTCCTCCTTGAGCCGCATCGCGGATCATGCGCTGCTGCGCGTCGCGATTCGGCCACTGCCAGTAAAACGACGGGTCGCATCTCCAGGGCAGGAAAAACACGCAGGCACTGCTCGCGCCAGACCGGAAAAACCCATGACGGATCATCACCAACTGGGCTAGCAGCCGCCCCAGGCGCGAGTAGCTTGGATCGCATGCAGGGGAATTTGGCCCTCCAAGTCCGGATGGAGACCGCCGGTCTGACGCAGCCCGAGTTAGCCGAGGCGGTCAACGCTCGCTTGCGCGCGCAAGGACAGCGCGCCACGGTCACGGACCGAACCGTCCGGTACTGGCTGACCGGAAAAACCCGGTGGCCTCAGGCAGCCATCAGGGCTGCCTTGGCGGCAGAATTCGACTGTCCCATCGAACAACTGGGTTTCGCCCGAGCAGCCTGGGCACGGCCAGTACCAGCAGAGGACGACACTGTGGAGCGCCGCGCCTTCCTCGCCGCCACCACGGCTACAGCGTTCCCGCTCCTGGCCGCCAAGCGCCGAATCGGGTCCTCCGACATTGAACGTCTGTACGGTCGGTTCACCGAGATCATCGCCAGCGACCATCGACAGGGCGGTTCCGAGAAGATCGAGACACAAGCCCTCGCCATGGCCGGGCAGGCCCTGTCCCTCCAGGACCGGGGAACGGCGAGCCAGCGCGTTCGAGCCGAGATGTACGGCTGCGCCGCAGCCTTCACCAGCTCAGCCATGTGGGCAGCGGTGGACGGACGACGCTTCAATGCCGCCCAGCAGCACTTCGACCGAGCAAGCAGCCTCGCAACGATGTCCGGGGATCCAACCATCCAGTTCCGGATCTGGTCCCACGCCGGCAGCATGTATCGACACCTCGGCCGCCCCGGCGACGCACTCGCGGCAAACGACGTAGCCCGCGAGCTCCCGGTCACGCGCAACGATCCCCTCTTCGCTTCCCTAGGCCACGCACGGCACGCAGCCATTCTCGGCCTGACCGGCGACGCCGCCGCCGTCGGGCGCGCCTTGGGCCACGCCCAGCAGGCGTACGAACGAGCAGATAGCAACGAGCCGCGCCCAGTGTGGCTCACCGCATTCTTCGACCAAGCCGAGCTCGACGGCCTCGCCACCACTGCCTACCTCGGCCTGCACAACTACTCCTTGGCCGAGGCCCACGCCCACCGCTCCCTCGCGCTACTCCGCAACCACCTCAACCGCTCGCATGCCATCACCACCGCCAGACTTGCCCAAGCCCAGCTCGGCCAAGGTGACCTCGAACCCGCCGTAGACAACGCCGCATCCTTGTTGATCGACGGAGCGGCCGTACAGCATCCTCGCGTGGTAGGGATGTTGGAGGCATTCACAAGCAAGCTGCACCGCCTGGCACCCGGCGCAGACGTCACCTGCGAGTGGGAAGCGCGCTTCCGCGACACCGATCCGGGGAGGACAACATGACCGGCACGACATCCGTTGAGGTGCGCCACTACCGCGACCTGGACGCCGTCTGGGAAACCATCATCGCGGTGTACGCAGACGTACGCGCACCGCTTCTCCACCTACCCCACTACAGCGTCGCCCGGTTCGGAGAACGCCTGGCCCGCCACGGCGCCGAACCCGGATGGGAAGCTGTCGTGGGATGGGACGGCGACGAACCAGCAGCATTCATCTACGCCAACAGCCTCACATCCGATGATCGCTGGTGGAAGCGGATGCTCCGCCCGCTCCCCGAAGAAGTCACAGAACGGTCCACCATCGCTCTCAAGGAACTGATGGTGCGGGAGCCGTGGCGGAAGACCGGCCTCTCACTCCGAGTCCATGACGATCTCCTCGCCGGGCGGAGCGAGGAGCAGGTCACACTAATGGTCAACCCGGAAGCCGGCGACGGCAAAGTTAAGGCCGTTTACGAGGGCTGGGGGTATTGGAAGATCGGCGAGCAGCAGCCCTCTCCGGACTCCCCTAAGCTCGCAGCAATGATCCGTGAAACACACTTGCCCGCCTAAGCAAGTCACCATCGTTGTGCACGTTGGATTTCAGCTTTCGGGCAGCGGGCGTAGCGCCTGAACGATTGATTCAGCGTGCTTGCACGCGAGAATTGTTTGCTCCGAGGTCGGCTCTTCGCCTAGATGCGCCGCCAGGTTTCTGACGTTTGCGAGCTGATTCATGAGTTTATTCTTGGAGACCCCTCCGGGCTCCCCACCTACCCTCATGCACAGGCTGTGCAGACCTATGAGACCATTGGCGTTCTTGATCATCTCGTCGATGAACTCTGACTGAAGGCGCTTGCCTCTGAGGTGGTCGGCGACGTAAGAGCCCAAAGCTACTTCCGCCGCAGTGGCAGCATCGATGACTGCTCGGCGGCGATCACCACTAGACTGCGCGTCTGCGGCCGTCAGAAGCATTCGGTGCTCAACTGGCAGATGCTGCCCCTGGGAAGCGTAACGAAGAGCCCCGCAGAGCTGCGCTCGACTCAGGGGTTGCGCTCCGATGAAGATCGTTCCTAGGTGCGTCCCAGTCCCCGTCATATAGCGGTCACTAGTGGGAATGTGGATGGCCGAGTCGTGTGAATTGTCGAAATCACCCAGCGGTTGCCCACTCCAGACCGATGCCCACTCCTGCACGATCCTGAACCATCTGAAGTACGCATCACCCAGAGCTTTCAGCTCTTGCGAATCGTACATCTTCTCCAATGGATATAGGAGCATCGAAGCCGAGGCCGCCGTCACGTAGCAAAGACGCTTGCTTCCGTTGCCCCATCTGCCTTGGTATGCCTCCACCATCTGCGAAGGGAGGGGCCTACCGCGATAGTCCGGCGGGGCACCCAGCGACATCGTGCTTTCAAGGACTGGGAACCTCAGGGCCAGCTGGTGGCCGCCTACTTGCACAGTCTGAACAAGGCCCAGGTCATCCACATTCATTGGTAAGGCCCAAGGGAAATGTACGATCCCTGAGTACCTCTTGCGTCGTGGCATGTACGACATTATTACGCCATCTTGCCTCGGCTGTGGCTCAAATTGCCGCGCGAACGTCCGGCCTGGCACCGAACGCCCGACCACACCGAGGGTGAGCGATCGGCCAAGACGCCGCATCCTCCAACGTCCTCAGCGTGCCACCTGCCTTGTCCGGATCCTGGTGGCCGGTCCAGCCGCATCCTGGTCCGTCGAAAACCTGCACAAACTCGACGCCAGACTGACGAGCGCGGTTCAAAGTACCCGCGTTATAGGCCACTGCTGACTTCGCCAGCGTCGCGGCCTCCGCCCAGACCCGTACCGGCACCCGGGCACCGTTGCGGTACACCACATACGCGAGCTGGTGCTCAGCCGCGAGCCGACCGGCGAGTGCCTTCGCCGCGCGCAGTGCCGTAGTGTTCCCGGCCGCGAGGACCGGCACCTCCGAGCGGGCCACCGCGCGGGTAGCCCGGTAGAAGGCCGCCGCCATCCGCTGCTCCTCCTCCGAGCGGCGCAGGAAGTCGGCGTAGCTGTCGGAGGCGAGGGACTGCAGGGCATCGGTGTGCATCAGCGTCCAGGCAAACTGCTCGCCGACGGCTTCGGCGGCGCGCTGTGCTCCCTGCTGGTACAGCCAGGGGAGCTGGCGTTGTACGAAGGCCCGCGCTTCGGCGTCGGCGCGCTGCTGGAAGTCGGTTATCGCGGACTTGAAGTCCTCCAGCGTCTGCAGGACGTAGGGCGTGCGCCGGTTTGACCCGATCGCGGCCAGGACCGCCAGTTGCTTGTCAGCAAGGCGCTGCCAGGCGTCCTCCAGGACAAGGGCGACACGGCGGGCGACCTCTTCGGAGTCGCCTGGTGTAAGGGGCGGCCACTCGTTCGCCACGATGTTCCCCTTCTCTACCGGCAACGGCGCTGATGGGCGGGAAGCAGCGGCGCGATGACCAGGAGGGATGTGCTCTCGTAGGTGGTGTCAGCGGTGACGTCGTCCGGTGCACTGCCCGACTCCACTGCTGCGATCTGCCGTTCAAGACCGGTCAGGTTCGCCGAGTTGTCCAGCGTCAGGACGTTGTTCACGGTCAACCGCAGCGGCTCGGCGAGGAGCTTCGCGCGGCGCTCGGTGAAGATCTCCAGCGCGACCGCCCGGGCGCTGCCCAGCCGGGTGTAGCGGGTCTGCAGGTCGTCGGTGTCGGTGGCGGGGCCGAGCTGTGCGAGCAGCCAGGCGAGGACGGCGGGGTCCACGACGACTCCTTCCGGTAGCAGCCGGCCCGGCACCCGTGCTGGATGCCAGGCCGGGTCGGGTTCACTGCGGGGTCTTACGGGTGCCGCGGCGCGGCGGTCGGGCCACCTCGGGTTCGTCCTCCGGCTCCGCCTCGGGCTGGGGCTCGGCACCATGGTCCGGGTCCGGCTCCTCGTCTTCCTCCCACGCCCCCGGGTTCTCGATCACGGCGGCCAAGTCCTCGTCCGGCTCGTCGCCGGGCTGCAGGATCATCCACTCGTGGGACTTCGGGTGGCTCACGTGGACCGCTGATGCCAATCGTCGTCCCATGTCACAGCACCTTCGCGGTGATGTGACAGTCCGGCGCGTAGAGCACCGGCATGGCCACGGCCGCGCCCTTGGTCCAGATCTGGACCGGGTCGTCCTTCGCACCGCGGGTGATGATCAGGCCCGGGGCGTCCTCGCGGGTGATTGCGGGGTTCGTGCCGCGCGACAGGGCCAGCGACTCCGCCGTGGTGCCGTACATCGTCTGGCCCCACTTCGAGCGGTCCGGCGGCAGCATCACCCACCGGTCATCGGGCAGACACTTCGTCGCGGTGCCGTCCACGCGGACCTGGGCCCGGTACAGCGTGATCGGCGGCAGACCGTAGTTGCCGCGCACGACGTTGATCTGCTGCGGCGTCAGCGAGGCCGTCGGCGTGGTCGACGGGTTCACGCTGCCGTAGTACGCCGCCCGGTAGGCGTTGTTCGCGGCCAGGTAGGAGTAGACGCGCCGCGAGGTCATGACGAGCTCGGGGTCCGGTGCGCTGATGGAGTCGAGGTAGGAGATCCACCCCAGCTCGTCGGCGATCGGGTCGGCCGTCGGGTCAGACCAGACCTTCGGCGCGGTCGGCATGTTCGCCGCAGGGACACCGAAGTCCACGTCGAGCGTCAGCCCGTTCTCCGCAGCCAGCGAGAACTTGCCGTCGGTCAGCACGTCGCCAGCGGCCAGCTCCAGACGGGAGTTGATGGCCTCGACGTGACGCTCCACGTCGTCGTAGAGCAGCTGCAGCAGCCGGTCCTGGTCCGCGCCGCGCGAGACCTCCTGCAGCAGCAGCTCCATCTCACCGACCAGAAGCTTCTGACCGAGCGCGGGCAGCATGCCCTGCGTGCTGGTCTGCCACGCCTGCCGGTCGCTGAACGGCACCGACGCGTCGAAGCTGCGGTACTTCGCAGTGTTGACGTACCGACCGCTGTTCCTGATGCGCCACATCACGTCCTGGACGGAGACCTTGGCGAACACGGTCTGCGTGAGCAGGAAGTCGGCGGGCGAGGGGATGTAGCGGGCGAAGGTCGTCAGGTCCTCGGTCGTGACGTCCTTGATCAGATCCTGAATGGTCATCGTCGGGTCTCCTTACACAAACCGGATCTGAGCGATAGCGGACGGGGCGACCGCGGCGACGACGACCGGAAGCTTCGCGGTCTTCACGGAGCCGTGCCACAACAGCGCGGCCGGGACCTTCGTCTGGGCGGGCGCGAACAGCACCTCGGCGAAGACGAACCCGGCCAGGTTCTGGCGGCCGTCGGCGGCGCCGGTGGAGTAGAGGCCATACAGACCACTCGCGGTGATCTTGCCGACAGGCAGTCCGGACAGCAGTCGGCTGTACGGCACATCGGTGTCGGCACTGGGGAAGTAGTGGGTGCCCGACACGAACGTGCTCATGTCGAGGGTGATGGTGTCGATGTCACTGGTGCCGTGCAGGCCGGCGAGCCAGGACCGGTCAGCCGTGAGGTTCACCGTAGTGGTGACCGGCTGGACAGTCATGAGTCCTCCCGTGGACGCGATGAATGGATCGGCCGCTCACCCACTGGTGGCGTCGTCCACGGGATGTGCAAGGGGCGTGGTCCCCATCAGTCCGGCTGTGTCCCGCCGGTGGGAAGTCGTCAGTCCTTCACGAAGCCGCGGCGCTTGGCCATCTCCGCGCCCGCAGCCCCGCGCTTCAGCACGTTGCCACCGCGAGCAGGCGGACCACCGGCCGGGGAACCCCCCGGCGCGGGCGGCAACACCTGCTGCCCACCGAACAGCTCGGGCCTGCGGGCCTTGAGCGATTCAGCCGCGCCGTTGACGGCCTGCTCGTCGGCGTCCTCGTCCACGGCCAGCAGGCGTTCAGCATCGAGGAGGTCATCACCGGTCGCGCCGAGCGCCACCAGAGCCGCCCGGCGGACTGCCGCGCGCTCCCGGGCGGCAGCGGCAACCTCGCGCTGCGCCGCAGCGGCAGTTGCGTCAGCTGCAGCCTTCTCACGCCGCTCGACCTCGCTCAGCTGAGCGCGCTCCGCGTCCTGCTGGGCCTTGACGAACGCGGACAGCTCGTCCGCCTTGTCGAAGCCCAGCGTCTCCAGGAGCTTCTTCACCGCAGCGCGTCCGCCCTGCTCCTTCTCGCGAGCGAGGAGACGGGACAGGACCTCTTGGTCCACGACGGTTCCGGCCGGTGCCGGCGGGGTGGGGTCGCCGATGAGCTGGTTGGACGGGTCGGTGGGATCCGCGCCCAGGATCGGATAGATCGGGCGGCCGTCGGCGCGGTACCCGACGGCGATGCGTGGGTCAGGCAGCAGGCGGGGCATGCGAGTGAAGTCCTCCAGCAGCAGCGCCCCCGCGCCGTAGACAGTCTACCGATCAAAGCCACTCCCTAGCCTAGTAGTAGGTACCCATCGCCACTACTACATCGATGCGACTGAGATGAGCTGCTTCGCTCATCTCCCTATCCATACGACAGGTGCCCGACACAATGCCTACATGGACAACTCGTTGGGGATGGCATCCGTTGCAGCGAGTGCCATCTCGACGCTGTACACGGTCATCGCGTATCACCGCCCCCCAGGAGTCACCGCCCCGCGTTCAGCAAACGGTCCAACCAACCCCTCCTCACCGCCGACGGCCGCATCTGCTCCGACTGGGCCACGCTGGCGTGATCTCGGGGCCTTGATTCTTTGGGGAGTGGTGGCCTACCTCCTATTCCGAAGTTCCTACTTCCAAGACTCTCAGGTTATGAATGGCAGTAAATCCGGACCAAGTTCTGCCGAATTGGCTGGTAGCGCCATCTTGATTTACCTTGCGCCGATCGCCTGCGTCGTCGCGCTTTGCATTCCTGCACGGAGAGTACTTACGGCATCACCTCCAGGCTTCATGGAGCGACACCCCTGGATCCGCCTAGGAGCAGCCATAGGAATCACAATTCTTTGGATCACACCTATTCTGCTACTTGTCATTCTTAACGGCGTCATCACCCCTGATTCCAGCACCCATGCCTCCCTTCCCTTCTGGCTCTATCCGGTCGTGTCAGCTATTGCCGCCTATGCCGCCACTCGGACCGGTCTCCTCTTCAAGCGCAAGTGGTGTCCTCGCTACGCTCCAGTCACTCCTGGCGCTGGGAGCAGTGGAACTGGCGGCACTCCAGGGTCGGCTTCCGGCAGTCCCAGGTAGTTCCGCACGGCGTCGTTGTCGCCAGTGGCGTCAGCGAGCTTCGCCGCCTGGTCGAAGGCCCGCTTCTGGATGCGCTCAATCTCGGCCGAGACGTCCTCGATGGGGAATCCGGCGTCCTGCAGCATGCGTACGGAGGTCTCCAGCGAGAACACCCCGGCGGCGTAGCCGGAGGTGACGTCGGCCAGGACCGCGGTGCGGTCCGTCGGCGTGTGCGGCCCCCAGGCCAACTTCGCGGGCAGCGATTCCCCTTCTGGCCAGACCCGCCCGGCCTGGTGCAGCCGCTGGACCATGCGTAGCAGCAGCCGGTACTTGTGGTCGCGGGCCAGCCGCATGGACGCGATCAGCGCGTCGAGCGGGCCGAGGGCCAGCTGCAGGGCGTACCCGGACGGCACCGCCGACGGGTCGAGCAGTCCGAGGCCGGCAGTCGTCAGCCGCGAGTTCTCCGCCACCCGGTCCAGCAGGTGGCTGACACGCTGGCGCAGCTCGGCCAACTGCGGGGCCGTGTTCAGGGCGTCCATCCGCCCGCCCTCGGACAGCTCCCACACCGTCCCCGCCTCGACGCGCACCGGCATGGCCCGGCCGGTAGCGCGGTCGATGGGCAGGCGGACGCCCGCGAGACCGATGATGGGCGTGCCGGTCGTCGCCGACGCTGAGGAGCTGTCGGTGTCGGTCGCAGCGAGTTCGTCCAGCACCTGCAACACGGTGCCGAGGGTGGACTTGCCCCAGTGCTCGCCGCCGTCGGGGATGGTGTTCGTGACGTGGACGACCGGGATGAAGTCCACCATCAAGTCCAGCCGGTCGAGGACCTCGCCGTCGCCGCGCTGGCGGTAGGTGGCCTTGTCCATCGGCAGGTTGTAGACGTCATGGCTGCCCTTGAGGTCGTCCAGCAGCCACTCCGCGTCGGTGAGGAAGCACGTCGTCCCGGACGGTGCTGCGGGTGCCCACGGGTAGGTGCGCAGCACCGCTCCGGTCACCGGGTCCTGGGTGTCTCCAACGGTCAGTACCGGGTCGCCTTCCGCGCCCACGACGTCTTCGCGGATCGCGCGGCCGTCGCCGGTGCGGGCGGGGTGGGTCGCGGTGCCGATCGCGCCCAGCTCGTAGGTGATGCGGCGCAGCCTCGCCTTGATGCCTTGGCGCGGTTCGGCGGGCAGCTCCCACGCGAAGTGGACGCGGCTCGGATACTCGACGCTGTCCTGCTCACCGTCGTCCCACTCCGGGAAGTAGAAGCCCGGATCGTAGGTCCTCAGCAGCACCCGGTTCTTCTCGGGGCTCCACGCGAGGGTGTAGACGCCGTCGCCGCTGCGCACCGCGCACCGCTCGGCCTGCTGGATCCGCAGCGGCAGCAGCTCGCTGTCTGCCCAGTCCCGCAGCTTCTTCTGCAGCGCCGACGCTTCGGCACTGCCAGCCGGGCGATTCTCCTCGTCGGCGTGCTCGGCCCCCGGCACGACGATCTGCTGCTCGGAGCCGAGGAGGTAGCCCAACGTAGAGTCGATAATCTTGGCGGGATCACCGAGCTCCCGGCGCTCAAGCCCGTTCTCGTCACCACCGACGGCCGCGAGCTGCCCGGCCTGGTTGCTGTCGTAGGCGGCGAGGAGCTTGTACGCGGCCAGCCGCCGCATCTCCTCGTCGGGTACCCACCCGCAGTCCAGCTCCGGGAACGCCCGGCCGCCGGGCCTTCGCGGGTCGGCCATCGCGGGCTTGTAGTTCAGCCACGACCAGGCGTCGATCATGATTTGGCGCACGCCCACAGCCCCTCCAGGCAGTCGACCCCGCGCCGCGACCAATACTAGGAGCCTGAGCTGTCCTCCGGATCGCCGTCGGCCTGCAGGCGCTTTCCGGCGAGATCCAGTCGGCGGGACAGGTAGCTGAGGAACGCCAGGATCTCGAATGCCTCCTCTTCGGAGTACACGGGGTAGTCTCCGTGGCCCCCGGTATTCCGAATGGCCTGCATCATGCCCATGAACAGGTGCGAGAAGCCCTCTTGCTCATCACGGCGTGTGTACTCGTCCACGGCCCGCGTCGGATCGAGCAGAGGGGCGGAGGCCGCGAACACCTTGCCCATCAGCGGCTTGCCGCTGGTCATGGGCTGCAACATGGGACCGGCGAGCGTCTGAACACGGTGCTCCAGATGCTTACCCATCTCGAAGACTGCTTGCTTGACGTACCCGTCCCGGAACAGCTCGCCTGCTTTCGCTTCGACGTCTGGGTGCAGACTCGCCAGCATGCTTGCTGCGGTTCCGGCGATCTCAACGGTGGGCGCGAGTGCTGCTCCTTGTGCGGTTGCTGTGCCAGCAACCGCGATCACGTTGGGCCGGTGCCACTCGGTGGATGCTGGGGCCATCACACGAATGCGCCGCTCCCAGTAGTCCGCCAGATCGCGGACCCCTGCGAAGGGGCGAATCCGACGGTCAAATGACAGCTTCCAGTACAGCTTCTCCAGGTCGCGTCCGAGACCCGAACTCCACGGCTCGTTCATGGCCAGTTGTGCGGCTCGGTAGAGGATCTGCGCCGGTGGAAGTGTGTTGGGGTCGAAGGATGCAAGGCCCCTCAATGCCTCGGGATCAAGGCTTGGCAGCGACGGCATATCCTGAGTCTTCGGTGGCTCCCAATCCCGCTCAACGTTGGCAGCCACACGCACGAGTCCCAGGAGGGCGTTGATCTCTGCGCCGGCGTCCTCGCAGTTGGCGACGCCAGCAAGAGTCAGCTCGATCAGCTGGGTCGGGCTCGCCTGGGTCGGGCGTCGAAGATCGACTCCCCATACCAGCCCCTCAGGAATCTCGGCGAATGCCGCCTCAACGAAGGAGCCGTCGTGCTCGCTTCGATAGAGCTCTCGATCAATCTCATCGAAGGTTGGCCACTCGTCGTTCTTCTTGAACCACGACCAGATCGCGTTCAGGAGCCGGGAGCCCCGCGGTCCTGTGGGACTGGGCATACCGTCGGGCCGATCAACTGGAATGTGAAACGACATCAGTTGTCCTTGATGAGGGTGCTGTTCAGGCTCAATGCGAGGGTACGTCCTCAACCGAGTGCAGTCGGCGTATTTTGGGACGAGAGGTCCTACCCGCGCCCCCGCCTACTGCCCCGGTGTCTCCACGCACCCTGCCAACCAGGCCCCCTGCAGCAGCTTGGCCTGCTCCGCCTTGGTCTTCTTCGCCCACAGGTCTCGGCACAGGCTGTTGCTGGGGGTGCCGCCGGTCTGCAGGAGGGCCAGCTGCTCCTTGCGGCCTTCCAGCATGGAGGCGTCCAACGCAGCTTGTGCCGACGCCTTGATCCGGTCGCTGGTCGGCTGCGGCTTGCTTCCCGAGCATGCCGCCAGGCCGGCCACGCTGATGATCGCTGCGGCGACGACCGCCAGCACACTCCCCCGAATCCCCATGGCGGGCAAGGCTACAGCGATCATCGGCGCCCCG